GAGGATAAACACGATGGCTTTGATTCTTCGAGTATCGTCCTTGATTTGGATAACGAGCATGAAGAACAAATGCAAAAAATTGAAGCCGAAGTAGCGCCAGCAATCGAAGCAGCAAGCCAAGACAAGTCAATATCAGACTACCGCAATGAAATTAGGCAGCACATTAAAGATGCAAAAATCGCCGATAGCGTGAAATCTGATTTGATGAATAAGCTTGTTCTGGCTACCGATCGCAAAGCAATTGATCAGGTAGCGCAAATGCTTGCTCTTGGCACACTCTGATATTATAATCAGTGGGTGACTGTTAGATCGCTCACACTCCAAAAAGAACAGTGAAAAAAGCGTTGCAAATTGTGACGCTTTTTGTTTTAAAGAAGGTGAATAGCATCATTCTAGTTAAGTTAGTTAGGTATGGTAAAAGGCAGCTTGCACGAACTGCCTTTTTTTTATATGCTGGTTTCAGAATTGGTTCAAGTGACCGTTCGGTTGATTGATGGGAAGCCTACACTTCATTGTGTGGGCTTTTCTCGTTTAAAGCTTGATACCGTTCTTGCTCATGTATTCAATAAGTTCTTTTTCCGAGCGAATCACAATGCCATTTCCAACATCCCAGCCGATCCCAGATGTGATCAGGTTAACGATTTCTGGCATGGAAAGCTGTTTATCCGATGGCGGCGGTGCTTGTTTTAACCCTTGCGCGGACGCTAGACATTTTTCACAGAGCTCAAATTTGTCAGTGTAAAGATCGCCAAAGTCCCTTTCAGGGATAACACCGATCGGGATTAGAGTTTGCTGGTTGTAGATCACAAAATCAGTGGGTTTGACGACAGCCTTCTGCGTTCCGCCAAGCAATACTTCCCCATGCGTGCACACGTCTATTGTCTTCATCCCTGCGCCTTGCGCGTAGAGTTGTGTCATGTCAGGGCCAAGTATGTCATTCTGATTAGCTTCCCATGTCGCGGCTGGCAAATCAGGCACCTTGGTAACGATATGTTTGACGTTCGGCACCGGTGCGTATGGAAAATATTGCACTGCGATTATTTGCTTAGGTATGCGGTTGTAAATTTTACCGAAAGGAATGGTCATGATAAAACCTTAAATATTAAATATTTGACGCCTTTAAAATTAGTAACTACTATCTGCTTATATCGTATATTACACTTTGTTTATATAATCATGGAAGGATTAAACGATGGCAGGTACAGCGGATTTTTTTGAAACAGCGATCGCGCAGCAACTCAACAATATGCTTGTTCAGAGCAATGCAGCAAATCAGATGTTTATTTCGGTGATGGCAAACAATATGGCTGTCCATTCACGTTGTGGACAAGTGATCGATAAAAGAGTAGCCGAGTTTGATATCGAGGAAAATAGAGCATATACTAGCGTTGATCCCACCACACAAGCGTTTTTGCTTGCGCGCGCTGGACAAGATAACGGTGCTACCATGAACCAAAACGCAACGCTGCTTGAAATTCTAAGACAAGTACAGGCCAGAAAATAGGCCATGGCCGGTCTATTTGATTTTTAACATGTTAAATTTTTACAGGGAGTTTATTTATGGCAGGTGCAGATTACGCAGAGGTTTTAACCAACACCTCTATCAGCAACATGATGCTTCAGGACAAACTAAGCAATCAGATGTTCATCAACGTTATGGCGTCAAACCTTGCGGTTCACAGCCGTTGTGGGCAGGTTTTGGACAAGAGAGTTGCAGAATTCGACATCGAGGAAAACCGCGCTTATTCATCGATCGATCCAGCTACTCAGTCATATTTACTTAACAGGGCTGGACAAGATAACGGCAGCACGAACACCCAGAACAGTTTATTGATTGAAATCCTGCGGCAAGTTCAGGCAAAATAATAGGCAGCATGAGAAGCCTTTTCAACCAAGCTAGTGCCGGGTCGCTCCAATTACCCGGCACTTTTATTTTGTGGCAAGCATATAGATACGGTTTTGAAGCTGATAAATCCGCTCAACCAATTCATCCAACTCTCTCCTACCTGCAATGCCTTCCACTTGCATAGCTTCGATTGATGATCGAAGCGCACTGACTTGCTCATAGAGTTGCTCTAATTCTTGGTTTGGTTTTGGTGTTAAACTTTCCTGATAACGTTGCCTTGGTGGTACTGGTTTTTGAATCATGTCTAATGTTTCCTTATGCTTTTCACGATAACTAATCCTTGCAAGAGGCGTATAAGACGGCTTTTCACCGCCTTTGATTGAAGTCTGGACAGCTTGAATACAGTCAATTATGCGCTGATTACCTTCCAAAATGTAATCCATGATTTCGCGTTGTTCCTCAACACGTTCAGCTGCTAAAGAGTTAACTCTATTCATAGCTCATTTCCTTTCTTGTCTTTATCCAACATACATGTTACAAAAAAGCATTACAACGTCAATCTAAATCGAAGGTATAAAACCAGTGTTCAAGCAATTACTAATCAAAATACAGCAAGCTTTTTGTGGTCACAGGTGGGCATACGTGCGCGCAGATGTGATAGGCGGCAAACGCGTTGCGGTTAACGTTTGCGTGACGTGTCGTAAGGTAAATTACGTTGCATATAAAAATGAGTATGATCGCGACAGGCTTTTGACAGACATGGTTGTTAGTGCCGGACGTTCATTGAAGAACTAACAGTAATGGCTTGCTTATGTACATTAATGTATCCGGCAATTTAGATAGAGCCACAATTTGCCGGAAATTACAAATGGAAAATGAAGTGATTAAAAAGCTTGCATCGCTTGGGATTGATTCCCAGCTTGATCAAACGCAAGAAGAATGCGCCGAATTGATTGTCGCGATATCGCACTATCGCCGCAAGAAAACACAAAAGGCGCTTGATAATTTGATCGAAGAAATAGCGGACGTAACGATCATGATAAGACAACTTTACTTCATCATGGGTTATAAAGACGTTGAAAAAAAGATAGGCGAAAAGCTTGCGCGGAGCAAAGAAAGGTTAGAAAATGGAGCTATCTGAATTGGGCAATATGCTGATGGGATTTATTGGCGGTAGTGGTTTTGGATCGATCGCCATGGCTTTTTTCGCATACAAAACTGGGATAAAGTCGAAACAAAAAAGTAAACTCGAAATGATCGAAGAACGGCTAGCGCAAATTGAAAATAGGATTGGCTTATGATTATAGCAATGGTGTTGATTGGTCTGTTATGCCTTTTGAACCTGCTTTTCCTGATGATTTGTATAGGGACGGTGCAGCAATCGCGGAATGAGATGATGATGATTTTACAAAATATCGCTATGCACACAAGTCTCGACGATGCTCGGCTGAAAGAGCTAGAAAAGCAAGCCGGACTTAGGATTTACTAATGATCACGTTTTGTAAATTGATATCCTTATTTCTCATCGCATACGGTGTTTCTAGTCTCATCTGTATACTCATAAAGCTATGGTCTGATAAATCTGCAAACTACGGCGGTGACGGTTCTTTGCGGTGTCCTACCTGCAATCAACAACTTACGTTAAAGCAAACCCTAAAGCTCTCCAAGTGCCCGTTTTGTAATCACTATTTTTAAAAATTAAAGTATTGACGAAAAATTAAGATATTTATAATGTGACGTTTGCGTCACATGAAAAGCGGCATACGTGGAAGGGCATAAAATGAACAACAACCAAATCGAATTGATCGGGAAGGCGATAGCGCTGGCTGGCTCAGTGCAAGGGCTAGCTAAAGCGCTTAACGTTCGCAGGGAGACAGTCACGCGTTGGTTTAATAATACTCACAATATGCGGTTAGAAACTTACATGGAGTTGGTAAAGTGGTTGGAAATGGTGGAAGGCGAAAAGAAATCTATTGGGAATCAAACAAAAACGATGGTTGGTTAGTATTCTGGATAGTGGTCTGTTTTCTATTGGGGACTGGCGCACTATTCGGATACGCAGGTACGAAATGGATCATGGAAAAAGAATGTATAGAAAGTAGAGAAAATGAAGCTAAATAAATTTAAGGTAAAAATCACATTGCTCCGTTCAATGCTTGGCACAAATCCGAGCGATCCCGACATTCATGAAACTCATGTGATTGAGAAAGAAAAGCGTCTTATTAAAGAGCGAAGCAAGCTTGAAAAACAGGTCAATAAATATCTTGACGCAAAGGCTATTACAGATGAGAGAAAGCAAGCCGAGCTAGAGCGCTTGCAAGCTAGGATAGAAGAAATCACCGAAATCGTAGGAGACGATGAGGAGCGAAACGATAAAGGCGTTACTGTGTTTTTTCGCGATGAGAATGGAATGCCATGCATCGGCGACCACATGATATACGGATTTTTGAAAGCGGCAGCGGACGCGCTAGGCAAAACTAAACCGCAGAAAAAAGGCGTAGTAATGCATTCCGTAGGCTACACCCAATCGCTTATCAACCAGCATATTTCGATTGAAGAAGAATTTATTTCATGCTCAAAAGATATTCAACGCGATGAAAAAGGACAAGCCAAGTATTTCGTGCGTTCACTTCGCGCTATGACAGCACAAGGACCAAGGGTATCAATTGCTAAATCTGAATGTATCCCATCTGGCGGTGAATTTGAATTTACAATAACCGTATTGGATAACTCTCAAGTTGATGAGGACGTTTTAAGGGAGCTATTTGACTACGGTGAAATTGTAGGCTTAGGCCAATGGCGAAACGCGAAACACGGAACGTTTAAATACGAGTTACAAGCATTGTAACGGCAAACTTCGGTAATGTTGTGCTATGGAATAGCTCTGCATAGTCTCGTGTTAGTGCAGTTAGGTAATGTTGTGTCTCTGTGTAGTTCTTTACCGTCTAGTTAAGCAACGGAAAAGCAGAGTTTTGTTTGGTGCTCGTATCGGTATAGTGAAGCGAAGTAGAGTAATGTAAGGGCAAGGTTTGTCAGGGTAATGCATCGGCAAAGTTAGGTAAAGTGCAGTAATGGTAAGCTTAGGCAGCGTAATGTATCGGTAAAGTAAAGATCAGCGTAGGTTGTGCATTGTTGTGTGAGGTGGAGTTGCGGCAAAGCGCAGTAATCTGTAGTTCGGTAGCGGTCAAGTGACGTGATTTTTGGTAAAGTCATGGTAGAGTGGTGTAGTGCAAACTTCGGTATTGGCAGGGCAGAGTATTGTCTTGCAAGGCTATGTTATGGCAAAGTAAAGGACGCCGCGCAAAAATGCGCGTTGCGGATATTTAAGATAGCTCTATGAAATTGAAATCTACAGGCATAACCACGTTGTTAACAATCCCAGCATAATAAGCGATAAAAAACGCGTCAATCAATCCTTCATGTTTCGAACGCACCAAACCGCCAAAACTTGGGTTCATCTTTCTGAAACTGGAAGCGGTGCGAAGTTTAGCAGCTTTCTCGTTATCCGTGTTACCGTTGAATTTGCGCTGCCATGCCTTGGGTGAAACGAGTTGATAGGGATATGCTTGCCCGATCATACTCAGCACTGCCATGTAGTTCATTCCAAAAGTGAAATTTGAACAACCGAAAAGCTTGTTTGGAGTTACTTTCTCGATATAGATATAGTGCGCTTCACTGAAATCGAAATGAAGCCTAATTCTGTATTCATCAAGTAAAGCATCCTCTCGCCAAGGCAGTTTCATCCAGCGGCAAGATTTTTCACGAACGTCTAATTCTACTATCGCGCCGGACTTCCCCGGATCTATCCCACATAATTTCATTTAGATTCCTTTCTGTTTTTCTCTCTCGTTACCGCGTCCATGCGGCGAAACATAAACTCTCTCGCATCTTTTACAACCATTGGGTTATGAAGTTCATAGTCACGAAAATGGCCTAAAACTAAATGGCAATACTTGCATAGCGTGATCAAATTCGATTCTTTTAGCTCTAACTTTGGATCAACGGAAAATGGCACGATATGGTGGACTTCCAAATTTTTATCAGTACAGCAAGCTTCACAACAAAAGTTTTTCTCGATAAACTTTCGCCGAAGCTTAGGCCATTGCCATGACCTACCTTTGGTTAAGATTTCAACGTAGTGCTTCATTTCTATGAAACTCCATTGATAGTTGAATTTCGCAGCCTTCGCCAACTGATCCACAATCGGCAATTAAAGGTGGTAATTTCCTTCCTTGAGTTGGCTTCAACTCATCAAGAAAAATTCCTTTTATGCACGAATGGCCTATTTTTCTTTCTAGATTTGCCATTTTTATAAATAAGTCGGGGAAATCAATTTTTATCTTGTTCCAATAAGCCATACCGCCTTTAGGGCAGCCAATGCAGTTATTATTATGATAACCCAATTCATACATCTTTGGTGGTTTTATATTATATTTAGATAATATTTTAATAGCTTTTTTCTTAGTTATTTTGTGATCTATCAAAGGGAAATAGTGTTTGAAATTTTGATTGCTTTCCTGAACTCTAAAAGCTCGGTTTTCTTCTTTTTCACCTATTTCGAATCCCCAAACATAACCGTCAATCTTATTTCTTTTTTCAAAATTTTCCCTAACTCTCTTTTTTAGTTGTGTCGTACAAGGCGCACCAAAAGGCGAATTGATAAACTTTAACCTTTCAATAACATCAAAATGATCTGTGAATTTTTCTGTTTGGATAGTTATGATTTGCTTTTTGTACCATTTTTCGCAATCTTTTTTAAACCTTTGCATATCAGCATGGTGTGATCCAGTTTCTATAAAAACCAAATCAACATTACTATATTTTATCAACGCCAGCTTACAAGCAACCGCACTCGTAACACCGCCAGACCACCATGATACTATCATTGACAACAATCCTTCGTTAAAGCATCAACGCGGTAAATTTTCTGCACTGGCAAGCTTGGCTCAACTATCGCAAGCAAGTCTTTAGTCGTGACTATGGTTAGGCCACGGCTACAATCTGAGCATCGGTGAATGAATTTGACTTCACGATCATTCACGATTTGGTTGAATGACCTACCGCAGTAAGGGCAATCGCCGTGTATTAGATACTCTCTGTGTGCGTACATATGACCTACCTAATTACTATTAACAATTCTATTAATATGGTATAATCATTATCAAAGAGCAATGAAAGGATTTTAAAT